AACATTGTAACATATATAGAATAACAGTAATAAATACAAGATGTTGAGGAGAGTTACAAAAATGTCACAAAGTTACAAATAGGATAAAATATTTGTAACAGGTAAAATATTTTTTAGTATCTATTTTTGTAACTTTGTAACTTTGTAACAGTTGAAAATATTTTTTCAAAAATTATTTACAAATAGCGTTACAAAGTGATATAATGTGATTATAAAATTAAAGAAGGAGGGTACTCAATGCTCGAAGAAAAAGTGAAGAAATATGGAATTACTCGATTAGCTTATGAACTCGGATTATGCGAACTGACTATCCGGAACAAGATATCGGGTAAATCCAAGATTAGTCCGGCGGAGATGATGGCAATACAGTCCTTGCTTAGTCTTACCGATGAAGAAGTTACTATTATAAGGGAGGAACTAGCTAATGCACAATCTGAAGACACAAGCGTTAGTGTTTAAGGGATACCGGAAGGGAAAAGAAGCTAAAGTTCCGGCGGATCGGAAGACTTATAAGTATGATGAAGTCAAAGACTGTGAGAATTATGGGGCCAATTGCAAAGATGGTATAATTGATCTTAGCTTTGATGATGTAACTCTAGCGGAAAAAGTGCTTGATATATTATCCGGAATGAACATCTACACCTATTGTATCAATTCCCCGCACGGCATTCACATGTACTGGCACTACGACAAGCAGATCAAAGATGGCAAGGATATAATCATTGCTCTTGGTGTCAAAGCAGATATTCATAGCCATGGTACTTATATACCACTGAAATGTGATGGTAAGCTCCGTGAAGAAACATTCGATAACAATGACTTCAAAGAAATTCCGGAACTGCCTCAGATGTTGTATCCGACTGTAAGCAAGGAAGATCTCTGGCAGATGGGTGATGGTGATGGCAGGAATGATGCTTTAAGCAGGCATGTGTTCGCAGTGGGAAAGTTACATTTGGATGAAGACAGCATACGGAGTATTTTCACTATTATAAATGAGAACATCCTGAAAGATAGTCTTCCGGATTCGGAGATTGATACCATTCTTAGACCGGATACTTTTGAAAAGTTAAGTACTCTTAGTTTCTTCGATGACAATGGTAAGTTTCTTCCCAATATGTTTGGTAATTATATTATGGAGAAATATAATGCCATTTACACTAATGGTCAATTATGTGTGTACGACCGTGATAGAGGCTTCTATGATAGTAACCTTAGAGTTATAAAGCACTTCATGATAGACTGCTTTAAGAACATCTCTATGACGCGTAGAAACGAGGTTTATGACTACCTTAAGATCATGTCCAAGGATAAGGAACAATCTAGCCGGAGATATATCCTGTTCAAGAATGGAGTATATGATCTAGCCACAGAGACATTGCTTCCGCATTCTCCGGATTATGTGATAAGTAACCAGATCCCGTGGGATTATAATCCTAATGCCTATGATGAACTTACTGATAAGACATTGGATAAGCTTAGCTGTAACGATCCGGAAGTAAGAACTCTTCTTGAAGAGTGTATCGGTTATACGTTCTATCGTGATAGCAAGCTTGGAAAGTGCTTCATCTTTACCGGAGAAAAGAACAACGGTAAGAGCACATTCCTTTTCATGCTTAATAATTTACTTGGTGATGACAACTACTGCTCCGTGGACCTCACTAATCTGGCTAGAGAGCTCGATATAGCGTCTTTAAGTAATAAGCTGGCTAATATTAAGGATGATGTTAGTGACGGATATATGGAAGGCCTTAATGTCTCATTATTCAAACAGGTTTGTACCGGAAACAGGTGCAGAGGTAAATTCCTCTATAATGATCCATTTGATTTCTATCCTTATGCAACTCTTATATTCTCCGCTAACAGTATCCCTAGAATAAAAGATCCGACCGGAGCAGTTACCAAGAGAATGATCATTGTCCCGTTCAATGCGGTATTCAACAAGGAGGATCCGGATTTTGATCCATTCATCAATGAGAAGCTTTGTAAACCGGAATGTATGGAGTATCTGGTTAATTTGGGAGTTAGTGCTTTATCCGGAGTTATTAAGAGAAACGGATTTAGCCAGTCTAAGAAGGCTACAAAGGAGATCAATGATTATAAGATAAGTAATGATTCAGTGCTTAGCTTCATCCAAGAAGTGGGTAGTGACGCGATACTTAACGAAAGCTCTAAGGATGTTTATTCCAGATATGAGGTATTCTGTGCGGAAGAAGGTAGTAAGCCTGTCCGGAAGTCAGAGATGCATAAGCGTATCAAATCCGAACTTGGTTATAAGCTTAGCGATCCTATCCGGATAAACGGAAGAATTATAAGAGTGTATACAGAGTAATGAAAGGAGAGAGGGAATGACAAAAGAAGAAGCGATTTTCACCATAGAGAATAGACATGGTATTATGGACTATGGTGAAACGGAACAGTTAGGCGAAGCCCTTGACATGGCAATCGCCGCGCTCAAAGCCGAGCCTTGCGAGGATGCGGTAAGCAGAAAAGCTGTGGAAGAATGTAAAGAGTTAATGACAGACATAAACGGGGAAACAGTATATGCCGTGAGAATGTCAGACACAAGAAAGTTACCGCCTGTAACTCCGAAGCAGAGGATGGGGAAGTGGATAAAATACGCGTCTCCAAGATGCGGAGAACAGCACTATAAATGCACGAATTGTGATGATTATGTAAACTTCGGGGAATACGGCGACTATTACACGAAAGATTTTAAGTTCTGCCCTCATTGTGGCGCGAAGATGGAAGGAGAGAGCGAATAATTCGGAACTTAAAATGTAAAAGTTTTTTTATAAAAAATCCTTTACAAATCCTTGTGTATCTCTTATAATATATACATAATAAATAAGGAGGTACACAAAATGTTATACTCAGAATTCATTGAAGGCACCGGATGCAAGGAAAACTATCATAATTACAAGGTTTATAAGGACCTCGAAATTATGTATATGAACTCGGATCTCACCAAACAGGATATTTACGAATATGGAAAAAAACTGGTTGATAACAGCAAATCCGAAGAGGAGATCCGGTTTGAAAACGAACTTAATCAGGAACTCAAGGAACTTAAGGAAGAATATAAGGCAGCCAGAGAGGAAGTTAATAGATACAGAACATATTACAAGGAGAATCCGGATAGATTCTGGAAGGATCAAATTAAGTGGTATACGGATTTAGCTAGAAGCATTAAGGTAAAAATATCTGGTATCAAATTTATCCTTAATACCTGAAAATAAGAAGGAGCCGAAAACGGCTCTTCTTTTTTTTCTCAAAATATCTAAGATTTTTTATAAAAAATCCTTTACAATATTCGAATTATAGCTTATAATATATACATAATAAATAAGGAGGAACTCATCAATGGTTAAAAAAATCACATTATCGGAAGCAAAGGCAAGGAACTTCAAAAGACATGATAAGCACTATAACAGGTTAATGGCTCAGGAAACCGAAACTAAGGTTACCTACTCTAATCCGGATATGGAAGTTGATTTCTCCAACATACAGCTGGTAAACAATATGGTTTATGTCAAGGCTACATTCCTTGAAACCGGAACTCCCTGTTTCATGGTGATAGAATAATTAAGGAGGAAGCTAACATGAAGACATTCCGGATATACTTTAAGGATGGTAACCAGAAATTATATGAGGCGGCAGATATTCTGGATATGCTCCAATATATTCTTCAATATGAGGTGCGGGATCCGGCTGAAATATGGAAAATAGAGGAGGTGATTAAATGAGGCTTTGGCATAAGGATCTAATTCCGGTCTTACCAAGGCAACAACTCTTAGGTCAATGGAGAGAGTGTTGCTCCATAGCAAAGAATATATCGGAAAAAGGTACACCCAACCACATCTTGGTGAACAAGATCTTAAATTATCCTGTTGAACATTTCCATAGATATGCTCAGGAAATAGCCTATGAAATGCAAAGGAGAGGTTATAAATGCGACATCAATAGGTTCAACAGTTATAATCCGGATGGAGTGAGATTCATCAATATGCCATCACATGTTGAATTATTCTCGGATTGGCATAACGAGAGGTACATGAAACAGTGCTTATACAATCTACAAGAGAAATATGATTGCGGTGGTATCACCGAATTGGAATGGTTTAAGATAAATGCAATAATGGAGGTTAAATTATGAAAGAAAAAATTGAAAGATGGTTGAATAAATATATTGAGGCCAACAGGATTATGGTAAAACTATCAAATGGACCAGAAGGTATACAAACCTGTACCGGATATAATTCAAAGGAAATACATATCTATAAGGGTATAGAGAAAATAGCTTTTTATTTACAGGCTACAATAACCTATGATCCGAATTGGCTTCCGGAAAGAGGAAAGATGTCTATCCGGTATAATGAAATAGAGATATTCCAGCTTTGGGATAAAACTCATCCTTTTGATTAAAGAATTTTTATCATATAATGTATATATAAAATTTTGAAGGAGGTTTTATCTATGGGCGACATGAAGTTACTGAAGGAACTCATTGAGAGGAGTGGGATCTCACTCACCAATATTGCTAAGCAGCTTAACATTACCTACGTAGCTCTTAACAATAAGCTCAAAGGCAAATATGCCTTTACCTTGGATGAGGCGTTAATCTTAAAGAAGATCCTGCACCTGACTCAATCCGAGTGGGATGCCGTATTTGATGAGGTAGAGTGATGAATTTATATCCACACCAAATTGAAGCTCTGGAACTTATCCGGAACAAAAACAGATGTGCTATCTATTATGATATGGGTTTAGGAAAGACCTATATCGGATCGGAAAAGATGGTTAGTTTAGGTGCTAACATCAATCTGGTAATTTGTCAAAAGTCAAAAATACAGGATTGGGTTAATCACTTCAAAGATAATTATGAATGGATTGATGATATACTCGATATTACTAATAAGAAAGCTTTTGAACTCTTTACCGGATTATTGAAAACAAAGGTATATCCACCCAAGTACATTTGTGTTGCGGTTATCAATTATGATCTAGTCTGGAGGAGACCAGAGCTGCTCAAATTGGCGGATTTCACACTCATGCTGGATGAATCATCACTCATCACAAATAGGACGGCAAAACGGTCTAAATTCATTCTCAAATTAGCAGCAAAAAATGTAGTGCTTTTATCCGGAACTCCCACGGCTGGTAAATATGAAAAGCTCTGGAGTCAATTACAATTGCTTGGGTGGAATATACCGGAAGAAACTTATTTCAAATCCTATGTAGATTATAAGTGGATTGATAGAGATGGTTATCCGGAAAAGCAAATTCTTGGATATAAAAATGTAGATCATTTGAAGAAACGTTTGGGCCAATATGGAGCTATATTTAAGAAGACAGGGGAGGTGATTGATCTACCAGAACAGGTAGAACAGATTATAAGTGTACCTCAAACTAAAGAGTACCAGATGTTTGAGAAAAATCACTATTTGGAGATAGAAGGTAAGGAGCTCATCGGAGATAATATTCTCACACGTATCCTATATGAAAGACAATTATGTGGACAATATAATCCGGATAAGATTTCAGCTTTTAGAGATCTTCTGGAAAGTACTGAAGACCGGATTATAGTCTTCTACAACTTCACTCGAGAGGTTGAAATCTTATCCGGAATAGCTAGCGAGTTAGGTAGAGAAACATCTATCATTAGTGGGAAATCAAAAGTACTGGCAGCTTATGAATCTTGTGAGAACAGTGTAACATTCGTTCAATATCAAGCCGGAGCTTATGGTCTCAACCTACAAAAGGCTAATAAGGTAGTTTACTTCACATTACCCCTTGGCATCGGATCCTGTGACTTGTGGGAACAATCCAAGAAACGAGTCCATCGTATTGGACAGGATCGTACTTGCTTCTATTATTACCTGATAGTGAAGAACTCCATAGAATCATGGAATTTTGAGTTACTGAAAAAAGGAAAAGAACTTACGGATGATTTATTCAATGAAAGGAGAGGAATTCAATGAGAGTAGCGGATGATGGAAAGAGTATTGATATAAGCGTAGAAGAGGCCATAAAAATGTCAATACAGGGATTTGTGATGGTGTGCGACGATGAGGGGAGGGTGGTTCAGATAGTACAGGCTGACAAGATCAAGAAGGAGGTTAATCCGGAATGAACAGGCGAGAAGAAGAACAACTTATAAAGCTAACAAGGATAATGACAGTGCTCCTAATAGTTTTAATAATAGTTGAGATGGCTAGGTGTTCTACACAGGCTAAAGCCGCCGTTATAACCGGAGAAACTCACTTAGCAGGTGTTCCGGTATATTTAGACCAGTTAGAGGTGCCTGTATATCCGCTTGGCATTGAGCTTTTAGCACAAGTGATGTATCATGAAAATTATTGTAATGGAGAAACCATGATGTATTATACTGGAGCGGTAGTCATGAATAGAGTACATGACAAGGATTTTCCAAACAGTATAAGAGAAGTACTTTATCAGGATCATCCCCGACAATATGGTACAACTCATAAATTCTTCACGGTTAAAATTCCACAGAATGTGTATCAATTGGCAATTAAGGTAGCTAAGGGTACTCCGGATGTACCAGAGAATGTTGTTTATCAAGCCATGTTTCCACAAGGTTCCGGAACATGGAAGGACATAGAGTCTAGTTATAGTAAAAAGGATATAGAGTACTTCTGTTATAAGTAAAGGAGATAAATATGATATCAGTAGAGTTGATAAAGAAAAAAGGTAGATGTGATGATCTTTGTAACTTTTGTATCAATGAAACGGCTGACTTTCGGATCAGGTACGGGGCTAAAGATAATAATAAAGCGGTTATAAGTTTATGCCGGAGATGTGAACAGGAGTTGATTAAAACCTTAAGGAGGGCTGAAAAAAGTGAATTGTCCAATATGTAAAAACCGGATGAAGTGCACGGATTCTGCTTGTTTTGAAGATAAAACCGCTAGGAGATATAAGTGTTATTCTTGTAACCATAAGAGTTATACCATAGAGGTACAAGGAGATAAGTTTCAGGTGTTAGAATTATTGAATAAGAAAAGGCAGGGATATTATATTGGCCAGAGAGAAGAGCTTTGAAAACAAGATCAAGGATTTTCTGGAGCAACAAGGTTGTTGGTACATCAAGTATTGGGCTGGAGCTAAATTCACAAAAGAGGGTATTCCGGACATCCTAGCATGTATCTCCGGAGATTTCTATGGCATAGAGGTAAAAGCTAAAAACGGCAAGCCTACGGTTATCCAGCTGGTTACTCTCAGAAAGATCCGTGAAGCAGGAGGCATTGGTATATTATTATATCCGGATGATTGGAAAGATTTCAAGGACTTTGTAAAAAGCTTTAATGCTGCTTGGTATAAGAAGAATATTGAGCTACAACAAAAGTGGTTCCGGAAGCTCACGGAATAATTTTTTTGCTATTCTTATAAAAATTCCTTTACAATAATATCAAGGTATGATAATATAATAGCATAATAAATAACACGGAGGTATCAATTATGAGGACGGAATACACAATCAAGATAACCGATGAAAAGGGAAAAGTTAGTACTAGTGTATATCCTAAGAAATATGCGGATCAAAAAGCTATGGATTATAGGATTAGCCTCACGAATTGTAAAGTAGAATACTTCAAGGTTGTTTATTATGGTGCTTCACTTCATCACACAGAAAGAATATTTTAAGGAGGTAAAACATGGACTACGAATTGGACGAAAGCTTTAGTATCACGGATGATAAGTTAGCAGACTGGGCTCTCCGGAAGATTAAGGAAGAGGAAGCCGAAAGAGATCGTCTGATCAATATAGCTAATGATCAGATAGCCGAGCTCAATCTCCGGATAAACCAGCTTGAAACTCAGTGTGAGAACAAGACTAAGTTCCTTAAGGGACATCTGGCCATCTACTTTGGCACGGTTCCTCACAAGGAGACTAAAACTCAGGAGAGCTACAAGCTCTTATCCGGATCCTTGGTAATGAAGAAAGCCGGAACTAAGATCATTCATGATGACGATGCACTTCTTGCATATCTTGTAGCTAGTTCACAACCAGAATACATCAAAGTGAAGAAATCGGTTGATTGGGCAGAGTACAAGAAGAACCTCGGTATTGAGGGCAGGGATGTAATTGATCTCGATACTGGAGAAATCATCAAAGCTTGTTCGGTAGAGGATGTGCCCGCATCCTTCGATATTAAATTTTAATAAGGAGGATTAAAAAATGAAGCAGAAGAACAAATTCAGGCGAATTCATACAAGGAAGATAGACCGGATGGTCGCAAAAAATTCCTTGGGTAGCAATCTACACAGAGCTATCAAGTACGGACAGTTTCCAAAAATATGGAGACAGTTGGCAACAGAGAATAAATAAGGAGGAAAAATCATGGCAGAAAAAATCTTAATCATGGGAGAATCCGGAACAGGTAAGTCTACATCTATCCGGAACTGCAATCCCGCAACAACGGCGATCGTTAATCCGGTCGGAAAGCCCTTACCTTTTAAGGGCTCCAAGAATTTCATCACCCTCAACGGAGTGACAAACGCGGACAGGATTTGTGATTTCATGAAAGAACAGGCCAAAGCAGGCAAGAAGATGATCATCGTAGATGACTTCCAGTACATCTTGGCTGTTCCCTATATGAACCGGATTAAAGAGACCGGATGGGACAAGTACAATGACTTCGGATCAAACTACTTCAACATCATCAGTGTATGCAATGAACTTCCGGATGATGTTTGTGTCTACTACCTCACTCATTGTGAGACACTGGAGAACGGTCTTACTACGGTTAAGTTAATCGGTAAGCTTCTCCGTGAGAAGATAACGGTAGAAGGACTCTTCACTATAGTACTCAAAACCGGAGTAAGTGAGGGTAAGTACTACTTCTTTACTCAGAATTCCGGCAAAGACACAGTTAAGTCTCCTCTCGGAATGTTTGACTCATTCAGTATCGATAATGATCTGGGCTACGTAGATGCTAAGATTCGTAACTACTATGAATTCTCCGGAGCAGCATCGGATGAAGAAATAGCCAAGCTGGATGAAGATAAATCCGGAGATGTTGAGAAACCCATCAGGAAGTCCAGAAGAGAAAAGGCCCGCGAACAGGCAGAAGAAGAGTTTAAGATTAAGCAGGAAGAGCTTGCAAAAGATCCCCGTGAAGAAATACCCTTCGATGAAGATACCAAAGCAGATATTGACAAGATGATAGATGAATCCGGAAAAGAGCCTATGCCGGAACCTACACCTGAACCCGCTCCTGAGACTACTCCGGAGCCCACAGTAAGAAGAAGGAGAAGCAGATCATGAAGTTAATCGTAGTGGGAATGGATAATTCCGGAAAAACTACTCTTTGTGATGATCTGGCCTACAAGCTCAAAGCTACACATGTTACACCTATGGGGCCTGGGCACACAAGAGAATCCATGCTGGATAATATCATGCTATATATGAAGAGAAATGAGAACGTGGTATTTGAAAGGTTCTCCATCTTCGAGGAACTGGTTTATGGAAGAGTTCTCAGAGGAGAATCCAAGTTCACGGTTCAGGACATTGATCTTATCCGGAAGTTCAAACCGATAATCATCTACTGTCGTCCACCGAAAGAAGTTATCTTCAACTTTGGTAATAGACCCCAGATGCTTGGAGTTAAAGCGGAGAAGGAGAAGCTGGTTAAAGCTTGGGATGAACTTGTATTTGATACTCTGGAAGGATTTAAGGTTATCAAATATGACTGGACCAAAGATCAGCTTGGAAAATTATTGCCGGGAGGTATAAACAATGAATATTACTCATGCGACGAGTGAAGAAGTACAGGGCGAGAGCTTGGCGGCTATATTTAGCCGCCAGAGGGAGCTCATGGATAAGTATCATGACATAGAGCTTAGATCCGGATTATTACAAACCGAAGATTGTCCGGTTAACTTAGATGATAAGAGGGGTCAAGCCCGCATTAAGGATTTTAGCTGGAGAATAACGGAAGAAGTCGGAGAAGCTCTGGATGCTCTTAATAACGAAGGAGGAGAATCCGGATTATTACATTTCCACGAAGAGTTAATAGATGGTCTTCACTTCCTCACGGAAATGACCATATTGACCGGAATAGACGCTTCTAAATGGACGCTTAATGATTTTATCAGGCAAACATCAAAGAGGCCTCTAAACGAGCTCATAAGCCGTTTTATTCAGTATCTGGGAATGATGTGTAACTGCTTAAAGAACAAACCTTGGAAGCAGACCATGATGAAGACCAACAAAGAGAATTTCTACCAGCATTTAGAAGATGTCTGGAGAATTTACATCTCCATCTTGGTATCACAGGGGATGACTGAAGAAGATATATGCGACATATACTTCCGGAAGTCTCAGGTAAATAAGTTCCGCCAGAGGAGTAATTACTAATGATACATCTTCAATGTACAGATTTTGATGATGCGTTTATCCAGATCAATCGCCAGTTCCTTTTATATCCGGAACAGGTGGCATTCATGGATGTAGATAAGGGTTATATGAAAGATGTGATTATCACATGTTCTAGTACTCACACCCACATTGATATTTCTACTCTTGGCTACAAGAAGAGTAAGTGGGTTAACTTAGTTAACAATTATCTGATTAAGTCCGATTTATTGGACTTTAAGGATAAGTTAGATAATACCTCTACTCTTACAGCTACTTTACACTTCCGGAATAAAAAGCCAAACAAGGATGCCTGTTTAGTGGGGATAGTTATCGGTAGAAATACCCGCAAAGATCCGTGGAGCACATTATCCGTGATGTATAGAGTTTGTGAGACGGAACGTAAGTTAGCGGTTGATTTATTACTTATAAACCGATTGCTCAAGGAGTATTTACAGGTAGAGCCTACAGAAATCACTTTGTACATGCCATATTGCTATTGCGAAGCCGGATTCATAAACGGGGTGTTTGATCTTTTCGGAGTGAGTAGAGAAGATATAAAACCGGATACTCCTTTTATGAAACAGGTGATAAGAAGCCATCAACTTTGGTTTTCTCCGGATTCTAGATCTAGTTTATATAGAACTCGAAAAGTTCTTCAAGATTTATCTCAAGGAAATCTAGACATAGAGCCAGTTCCAGTTGAAAGCTTGAGTATAAAGGAGGTGATAAAGAGATGATACATCTTACCTATAATAGCTTAGATGATGTCCATCACGACTTCTCTCGTTTATTATTCGAGCACTATCCGGAATATAAAGAAGACTTAGTTCTATCTGGAAGTACTTGGTATTTGAGAGATGTGAACATTGACATCAAATCTCCGGAGTGCACAATAGACATGTCCAAGCTAAACTATACCATAAATAAATGGGAGATACTCAAAAACAAATACATTGACTTTACTCTTTGGGATGAGTTCAAGGAAAGACTTAGGACAAGTCGTTCTAAATCTATCACCTTTAATTTCAAAATACATTCCGGAGAAAAAGACGGATGTTTGGTTGCTATGGTACTTACTAGACTCAACCCGTCTAAACCTTGGACGGATGCAGTAGTCTATTATAGAGTTACTGAAATATTCAAAAAGTTTGCCATTGATCTCATCCTGTTTAATAAAATATGGGAAGATTTAAGATCCGCTAATTGTGAACTAACAAATCTCCGGTTACATATACCTATTCTTTTCTTCCGGATAGAATTCCTTGCGGAGCTCATAGGAAGCGGGTATTATACCATAGAAGAGTTTGATAAGGATAATCCTCCAAGTGAGGGAATTCGCTACTCTTATGATCGTTATTATGGTCCTAACGCAGAACTTGTAAAATATCACTCAATCCAAAGGAAGCAGAAGATGAAACAGAAGAATGTGACTCTTCCGGAACTTCCGATTGATAATTTGATATTTTTATAAAAATCTATTTACATTATAAATCCGTTCTATTATAATGTAATAGTAAAATAAAAAATTCAAGGAGGTAACAAATGAGGATTTACACTGAAGCTAGTGAAGCTTTTGAAGAGATCAAAAGAGATCTGGCGGAGATGGGTATCTGGGTTCATCCTAAAACAATGCAGGATAAGAACGTAGAAGGAAATCCGGATTATGAAACAACGGAGCTACAGAATTATTGTTACACTATTCTGGATGCTAAATCCAAGGATATTCCCGGAGTTTGCCAGCCGTGGGCGGATGAAGAGTTCAAGGAGAGAATCACTGATCCGGAAACCGTTGGAGGATTTATCAATCCCGGAGAAGCTTGGAAATTAAGAGATAATATCTGGGGAGAATTCTTCCATAATGGCAAATTCGGATATTCTTATAATGAACTTATCTGGAACAATGATCAGTTCAATAAGATAGTGAATAGATTAAAGGAAGACCCCGACTCCCGTCAGTTATGGATCAGTCTTTGGGATCCCACAAGAGATCCGGATTTACTCGGAGGTGTTTCAAGAGTTCCTTGTTCACTTGGTTACGGATTTCAGGTAAGAGAAGGAAAACTCAATATGCATTATGTGATGAGAAGTTGTGATTTCTCTACTCATTTTCCTAATGATGTATATCTGGCTATAAAGCTTTTGGAATATGTAGCAGAAATTACCGGATATGAAGTAGGAAGTTTCACCCACACAATCTTTTCATTACATGTTTACAGGAAAGACTTAAAGGAGGTATTTTAATGAAGTTGAAGGTTATCAACTACGGAACCTTATTTTATCCCCAGAGAGCTCATCACAATGACTCCGGAGCGGATTGCTTTGCCAGAACAGATGTAATTATTCCGGCAGGAAAGGTTGCCAAGGTTCCCACGGGAGTAGGAGTAGAACTTCCGGATGGCTATGACATAGTAGTTCATTCTAAATCCGGATTAAGTACTAAAGGCATTTGGTCTTCTAATGCTCCGGTGGATGCAGGATATACCGGAGAAATCCACGCTATACTCTACAATACTACGGATGAAGATTTTGAGATTCATGCCGGAGACAAAATCGGACAGTTCGTAGTAAGACCCGTGATATACGCAGAATTCGTATCCGGCTTTGGTGAAGAAGCTCGAGGAGATAAGGGCTTTGGTAGTACAGGTAAATAATGAAGGAGGAAAATAAAATGAGTGTTGATTTTGCAAAGTTTGACAAGATGGTTAACCAGAAGGATATTCAGAAACAGATGGATGCAGCTCCGGAATTCGATGATGTGCCTAAGGGTACATACAGATGCTCCATCGAAAAGATGGAGGTAAAACCCACCAAGAAGGAAGATAAGTTAATGTTCGCGGTACAGCTCAAGATCAAGGAAACAATAGAGGCTCCCAAGAACCAGAACAATCGTTACATCTTCTTCAACAGGGTTATCTTTGGAAACAAGACCACTGATAAGTGGAATGATGGTGTAGCCATTAAGGGAGTAATTACTTGGATTGAGAAGCTTCTTACCGAAGATGATGATGCTCCGGAGTTCAAGAACTATTCACAGTTTGCCGAGGACGTTCTGGATATCTATCAGGACATTTGTCCCAACATCGAAGTAGAAGTTAAGTATGATCCTGAGGCATTTAATCCGGTTACAATCACGGATGTGACAGACTTATAAGATATTCCGGTGTTGATACGGGTGCCAAGCAATACAACTCAAAAGTCGGAAGTTGCAACATACTGGCGAAACTCCTTAATGAGCAGATAATGGATTGACCGCACTGCCGCCGGAATACAGCCCCTTCGCCAAGTGGTAAGGCACAGGGTTTTGATCCCTGCATTCTCCGGTTCGAATCCGGAAGGGGCTGTTAGGAGAAATAGCTTAGTGTGGTAAAAGCGTTATGTTCGTATACGAATGTAAAGATCATGGGTTCAAATCCCATTTTCTCCACTGGAGGTATAAAAATGGTATTCTTTGACTTCGAGGTATTCAAATATGATTGGTTGGTAGTATTCATCAATACCAACAATCAGGAGAAAACAGTTATAGTTAATAATCCGGAACAACTAAGAGAATATTATAAGAACAATGTGAATGACATCTGGAGCGGATTTAATATCAAACATTATGATCAATATATCCTCAAAGGTATTATGCTTGGAATGGATCCTAAGTACATAAATGATGCCATAATCGTTGAAGAAAGAGAAGGCTGGAGTTTAAGCCGTGAGTTCAACCGGATACCATTAGTAATGTATGATGTGTATCAGGGAAGAGGTTTTGGTCTAAAAACATTAGAAGGATTCATGGGATCTAATATAAAAGAAACAGATGTTCCATTCAACCTCGACCGGAAACTCACCGATGAAGAGATCCGGATGTCAATTCAATACTGTACACATGATGTAGAAGAGAGCATAAAGGTCTTCATGGAAAGAATAGATGAATTTAATTCACAGTATGCCTTAGTAACTACCTTTGGTCTTCCTATGGCTTCTCTTGGTGATAGTGGAGCTCACTTAGTATCTAAGGTTCTGGAGTGTGAGAGAAATAGTTACGATGATGAGTTTGATTTTTATCCTCTTCCCCATATCCAGATTAAGAAATATAAAGAAGTAGTTGATTGGTTCAATTCTATAAAAGGTAATCCGGAAAATCTATCCTACAAGGATTATTATAGCCAGAATTTTATCACTTTAGTTGCTGGAATACCTCATACATTTGGCTTTGGTGGCTTACATGGAGCTCCCGGAGATATAAAAGTAAAGAAGAATGGTAAGAAGGAGATAGTTTCAAAACCCCATTATTACAGAGGAGCTATATATCACGTAGATGTAAACAACTATTATCCTTCTATGTTAATAGCTCATGGTTTGGTTACAAGATCAGCTACCAATAATAAATATGCGGAGATATATGAAACAAGAAGGCAATTGAAGATGAAACAATTAGCTGCTAAAACCAAAGAAGAAGCCAAGATGTATAAAAGGCAACAATCTCCATATAAGCAATTGCTCAACGCCCTATCCGGAGCTATGAAGGATAAGAATAACAAGGCTTATGATCCAAGAAACAACAACATGATGTGTATGAACGGACAGCTCATGTTATTGGACCTTATAGAACATCTGGAAGCGGGTATACCGGATTTTGTTCTCATACAATCCAATACCGATGGTCTTATAGTTCAAATTCCGGATACGGATGAAGCATTCAATCTTCTGGATGATATATGTTATGAGTGGGAAACAAGGTGTAGCACGGATTTGTGCAGTATCACTTTGGCCACGGATCAAATAAGAGAGGTTTACCAGAAGGATGTAAACAATTATCTTTGGATTGATATATCCGGAGATGTAGAAAGAAAAGGAGCTTACGTTAAAGAACTAGATAGCTTGGATAATGACCTTCCTATTATAAATGAAGCTTTGGTTAATTACATGACTAAACGGATCCCGCTTGAGGAAACAATATGTAAATGTGATGAATTGATCAAGTTCCAAAAGATAGTAAAGCTATCCGACGCCTATGAATACGTAGAATATAACGGTAAGAGATATGATTATAAATGCTATAGAGTATTTGCCAGCACCAGTTCCCGTGATGGTAAAATACTTAAAGTGAAGAAGAAAACCAATAAGAGTGGAGAAACAAATTATGTTGGTGAGAAGTTTGCCAATACTCCGGAACAATGCTTTATATATAATGAAGAAGTAAAAGGCGTAAAGGTTCCGGACAAGCTGGACTACAGGTGGTACTTGGATTTAGCAAGAGATAGGCTAAAAGATTTTGGGTTGTAAAAAATTTTTTATAAAAACTCCTTTACAAATCCATTTTATCGTGGTATATTATAAGCATAATAAATAACAACCCAAACACAAAACAATCTAAGGAGGAAACAAAAAATGGCAAACATCGAAAACGGACAGGCAATGGCAAACAACAAAGGTGAACTCTTCACAATCATCAAGGTAGATGACAAGGCTAAGACGGCAACCCTCAAATCACTGGAGACCGGATCAACAAGAGTCTACTCATTCACCACCCTCAAGGACAAGAGGAGATTTACATTCATCGAATCTCCGGAAGAGGTAGCCCCCATCATGGATTTGGACAATCCGGTTAGCGAACAGGAGGCAGAAGAACTCGGAATGGTTACCGGAGAGGAAGCTCTGGAACAGGCGGTAACAGTTCCGGAAGATACAAAGGAAGAATCCCGCAAGCCCCGTATCACCATCACCTACAAGGGAGTTACAAAGAGCCCCAAGGAGTGGGCGGAAGAATTCAATCTCAGCCCCAAGTACATCCGGTTACAGCTTAGAAAAGGAAAGTCACCGGAACAGATCTTCGGAGATAAATAATATGAGGCCCACTAAATCGGAATACTACTTGGACATCGCTTCGGCGGTGTCCAAACGCAGTACCTGTATCCGGAGACATTACGGGGCTGTGATAGTAAATAATGATGAGATTGTTTCCACTGGCTACAACGGATCTCCGAGAGGAGATAAGAATTGCTGTGACTATGGTGTATGTATGCGGGCAGAAGCTAAGAGGAATTCTTGCTATGAAGAGTGTAAATCCGTACACGCAGAACAGAATGCTATGATATCAGCATCCAGAAGAGAGATGCTTGGAGCTACACTTTATCTTTCCTGCCAGTACTGGGATGGTTCCGGATGGGTAGAAGATGAGAGTGAAGAAGTAACCCCTTGTCCTATCTGCCAAAGAATGATTAACAATTCCGGTATAGTAAAGGTAGTCACTAGAGCACGTAGATAGCTCAAATTAGCCGTTAAAATATTCGCTTGATAAAATATATAGGTAAATAATAAACGGCTCTTAAAACGGCTTAAAACGGCTCAATAAAACTCCGGTCTTTATAACCGGAGTTTTATTTTCCTCAAAGCTGGTACAATTTATCAAAGAAGTTGGATAGCAATCTAGGATTTAGTACACTTAATGCTTCAATAAGCTCATCTATCAGAGGCCATACCTGTTCCGGATTCTTACCTTCAATAGCTAACAAAAAATCAGAGTCTCCATAATAACCTATAACCGGTTTTGTTTCAGCAATCACCTTATTATCATTTGAATACCCGACGTCCGGAGCATATAAATGATCCATTACGGTATAAATAGCTGCTAATTTCTCACAATTTTGTATGCTGTGTTTACCATCCATGAGTTGATCTATGGCATCCAATAACTCCGCTTTAGTGAACATTACTGCTCCTCTACCTGCTTAATCCACTTTTTGATCATGCGTTTAGATTCTTCATCCGCATCCTGTTCCATCTCTCTGAGCTGCATTAACATGTCTTCTCGAGCTCCTTCTCGGCTATATCCTTCATAAGAACCTCCCCGCCCATCACGATAGGGCCTCTCATAAGATCCGCCGTCACGAGAATATCTGCCCATAGAATCTCTTCGGGCATTACTTCCACGACCTCTTCCACCACGGGCATAAGAGTTTCCGGATTCATTACTGTATCCATCTTCATTCTCCATCATAGCATCTGAGGTGAGGATATTTTTCTTAAAGTGGGCCAACATATCTCCATATTGTATTTCAGCCATGGAAAGTTTTCCCTCTTTATCGGCTTTTCTTTCGAGCTCTTCAAGCTCATCACAAATATATTCAATAAGCTTATGCATGGTTTATCCTCCTTCCCTAAGCTATGCGTGAAACTGTTAAGTTGGCATTCTGAACAAGTATTGCCGGAGCAGGTGTTGTTGCCGGAGTAGCACTCTCAGAAGTATTTTCTACGCTCACATTGAAGCAGCAGCCCTTCGGGACATTTATGATAGCTGTCGATGTCACATTGAAGAAATTATTCTGAGTAGGCGGATCTTCTGCTGTTGCTGCCGGAGTAACTATAGCCCTGCTTGTAAGTAAAGGTTCACCATCCAAAGCAAGCGCCACGGATATAGGACCAACGGTTCTTCCATCCGGAATAGCAATGTTGCCATTGAATGTCACCTGATACCTTGCAAAACAATTATTAGTAATGCCACGGAGAGTTACAATACCACTACCGTTTCGGTGATATACATAGCCCTTATTACAACCAATAGAAGTATTGAGAGTAACGGGCTGGTTCGGATTTACGGTCTGAACCTCGTTTTTAGTAAACTCTGCCATATCCACGCACCTCCCTTAGAAAGAGCCGCCGCATCCGCACCCGCAACCCTGATTCTGATTGCAAGTGAAGATAGGAGTTCTACCATAAACGGGAGTAGTAGGAACCGGACAACTATTCAGCCTGTTGTAAAGCTGATCTACTTCATTAGAGAAGCCCTGTGCAATGAAGGCATTCTGTGCAACCTGTGAAGCAGCCAGATCCTTCATAGCGATCTGCTGACGGAGTGCGGAGATTTCATCGTTCTTCGCATCGATCTTATCTTGGCAAAGCTGATCAAGGATTCTCTGTGTGTTTGCTGTCTGGTTAGCCAGAAGATCTCTTATACCATCACTTACAACCTGACGATCGGCACAATTCTCAGTTGCTACGGTGTATTTAAGATCAGCTGTGGCAGCCCTGTTATCACAGCAGCACTGAGCAAGCTGGCTCTGAAGGTTGTTGAAACCCTGTGCCATAGCGGTCTGTCCGGCAAATGCAGTCTGCATATTTGCGATCTGTCTTGCGTTTGCTCCCTGTTCTACACCGGAGAAACCGTTGGCGAGTGCCATCTGCATATCTCCACAGCAACCGCAAAGCTGTGTACTGAGCGATGCGATGCCATCACGAACGGATGTGATGTTGTCATTGATCATCGCATCACGGAAGCCGTTGTTGGTGTTGGTGTTGATGTTCTGCTGTCCGGTAAGGAGCCAAGGGAAGTCATAGCCTCCTCCGAATCCACCGAAGCCTCCTCCAAAGCCACCATTATTACCCCAGCCAAGCAGGAGAAGAAGAATGATCCAGCCCCAGTCTCCGCCGAAGCCACCGTTGCCAAAGCCTCCGTTACCTGCTCCATAAGCCGGAGCTACAGGCATGTAGAAGCCATTGCCATTGCTTTCATCTGTTAAAGCCATGTTTTTTACCTCCTATAAATAATGTAGGTTAGCGGCTATCCTCGCGACGGATAGTCGGTATATATCAAAGCCCGTGCACAAGCTTTAATATCATTGATTAAAAAGCTTTCTTATATCCGGATTAGATCTCATCTGCATAGCCTGATTAACTTGGTTTTGTGATACTTGGCCAGTATTAAGCAGATGTTGTATTATGTCATTTGGATTATTGATGTTTACATTATCCGGAATGTTAAATCTTCTTTTAAGGAGTTGTATGGGGTTATTCCGGAATTGTGAGTAAAGCTCTAAAATATTCATACTCCCTCCTTAAGATTAGCTATGTCTTTTTTAATAGCTTCTATATCGCTCAAAACGGCGTCAAATTCGCTTTTTTCTACATAAGCTGTATATTTTATAGGCTTATCTTCCGGAAGCTCTATTTGAGCTGCCTGCGTCTCTTCTTTAACCAATCTATACTTTTCAAACTTCGGAGGTTCTAATTGTGAGAAGCCCATAGTCTTGGTATAAAGAAACGGAAGATTCTCATCTCTAAAAGATACGCTCTGACCAAAACCCACCGGATAATTTCTAGCTACACTCTCCGATGGTACCGGAACAAGACCACTATTTACAGGTTGCATTTGTTGCAGAGATTGATTTTGTTGCGGATTCGGTTGAAAATATTGTGGGTAATAATTTCCATAAGCCATAGGTTATTCCTCCTTTGTCCAATAATATGTAGGATGTTCATCTCCTGAGTCCCAAGAATCGTAATAATCTCCATCAATAATAGACAGCACATGGCTGCCTGTACCAACAATGTATGTTCCGGATGGATGATCGTTACAAAAATCTCTGATGGTATAACAAGTGGGACATGTTTCCGGAATAAGATGAGAATGATATCCCTCACTCTTCAGGAGATCTCCCCAGACGTGATTTGAAGAAGGCATATCACATAGCATAAATCCATGTATACACACCTCGATGTATGTATCAGACCAAGATTGATTTCTAGCTATGGATAGGGCTCTAATGACACAGTCACCAACATAAGATCCTAACGGGTTAGGGTTAACGTTAACATAAGCCATAAACCTATCCTCCTTTTATAGTTATTCTACAAAAGGAACTTCCCCTTGGAAATAAAACCAAGGGGAAGCTTGTGGGAATTTATGGGGTAAAAGGAGAAACAAAGCCTAACGTAGATATTTGAGTAGTTTATTCTCTGCCTTATAAACTATGTTCTTTATTTGTTTCGGAGATAAATCAAATTCTTCGGCTAAGGGTTCATAACAAATGCCATCTATAAATCTTCTTTTGAGAATTTTCCGGTCTCTTTCGGAATGAATATACTCATTGATTAAAATAGTTATCTCCGTGTTAGTATACTCTTTCATTTCTTTTTTATCCGGCCAGTGCCATGACACATGTTACATGTACGATAACCGCTTTTGCCACCGGACTTACGGCTCCTTGTTTTGATTTTAGTTATCCGGATCTTTTGTCTCGCTGCCATAGTCACCACCTATGATATAGTTATTGCTGTCACCATCTGCCTGTTGTTCTATTTCAGCGTATGTCTTTTCAATTACCTCAAACTGGCTTTCATAAACTATCCACCCAATATTAGTGAGGACCAACATAACGGTTAGAACTATACACAGAATCCATAGTCTTTTATTGGTCCTATCGGATCTAACCAAGCTACTTTCATAAGCTATGTATGGGATTTGCTCATTCATTAGAAACTCTCCTTGTTTTTATTGTAAATGTTAGTACTTATCTTGAGTAAAGCTCCAAGGAAAGTATCAATCGCCGTGATGGTACCGAGTATTTGTTCTCCGTAGGGCAGGCCCCATATTCCGGATAAAGCAAAATACAATGTTCCGATCGCAGGTAAAACAATAAGAGCGATGTACTTTAAGATGTCATATAACTTATTACTCATCATATCAATTATCCTCCAATCTGTTTATTCTTCTTTCCATATCGGTTATCATAACCTCCATCTTTGGGATTCTCTCTGTGAATGAACTCACCTTTTTCAAATCTTCTGCCATGTACCCCAGACGGGTCTCGGTAACTTCTTGAGCGGTTTGTAGTTGGTGCTCAATTCTCCGGTTAGAAGATACATTTGAAATAATAATCCCAATCAGGGATAACATACCTGTTATCACTGCTACTACTACGCTTTCCATAGAGGTTACCTCCTTATAAATACATTATAAGCCATGTTCACGAAAAAGTAAATCATTGAAATAATTTTGTCCACGTATTCTTACCCACTATTCCATCTACGGTAAGATCATTTTCCGTCTGGAATTTCCGAACAGCTTTATCACAATGTTTACCAAAGATATTGTCTACGTATTTTGATTTGAGATAACCTTTGCTACATAATTGTTCTTTACATTGGCGTACATCTTCTCCAGTCATCCGGTCTTCTTTTTTATAATAGAGATTGCGGGTAAGAGGAGGAATCTCATCTGTAAACCAATTCATCCTTCCTCCCACAACCCACGATCCGGAAGAAAGCTTACGCTTGACTATACCATAATCTCTACCACGAGATTCTATGACCATTCCATCACCAACGTAAGTTCCCATGTGAGTAGAAGCATTGAACTTATTAAAAACAAAATCCGCGGGCATGAGTTTATCAAGAGACACAGGATCCGCCATAGCTTGATAGGTTCTTGCCTGATAGTCCTCGGTTTCACCGATTATACCAAGCTCTCTGAGTGCTCCGGTATTTATTCCGGAACAATCACCCGACTGAGATTTGCTCATATCGTATCCATTCTCATAGCACTTACTAATGAAAGCAAAATCTCTCCGGATATTGGTATTTATCTCTTTCTCAGTACCTCCATAGTAATGCTCTAAATCACAAACCTTTCCAATGGTGAGTGATTCAGTAAATTCTCCATTGGCGCCTCCTACATATACTCCATGGTTCTTGTACATCCTTTCAAGTAAATCACAATATTCTTTCCTAGTGGCCATATAATTACCTCCTTTTAAGCATATCCGTGAACGCTCATTCCTTCACATTCATAGAATTGTTTACCAACGGTGTCGTATAATCCGGCATTCAAAGTAACTCCATCGGATGAGATATAATCTGCGGGTCTCAAATCCATTATGAGTTCTTCTGTATTGTTATCTATGATTTTATAACGATATATTTTTCCCGTGAAATAAGCATCAGCTCCGGGACATCTACCCAGGAACATCATACCATAGGTAGCTAAGGTAACAGGCCAATATCTGCTAACTTCTTCATCCCCGAAGAGTATTGATCCGTAAGTTCCGTTGAAATCACTGTTAATGATAACTCTATGCCTTCCGTAGGTGGCTCCGAGAAATTCGGTTCCACTAGTACCTGTAGAAGTATGATAATATCCAGAACGAAGTGCTATTAAGCAGTTATAATCATCTCCACTAGCTGTACCGATAATGCCAACATTGGGATTAGATCCTAGCATGGCAGTTTGATCCAACTCATAATCAACATAAACCTGATACTCCTCTTGGAGTATATATGGTAAGCGAATATAGTCTGAACCATCCATCTCGGCCCATAATCTATAGCGAAGAAGGGGCTGTGGTGTAGGTTTAACATTAAGGGTGTTAGTCTCCGTAGTGTTCGGATTAGTGATATAATCACTGATTCTACGAGAACGATTGCTTCCGTTAACTCCTTTGGACTTGGTGTAGGTCTTGTTGCCAATGGTCTTTATTTCTCCACCGGAAGCCGCTGTAAATTCTGTCGTAAAACCTCTTACGCCAAGATTATGTCGGATTTCTGTGACTATTCCAAGAGTCTTATTCTCTTCTTCCGGATCTTCACTCTCTAACTGAGCTACATCTCCGATAAGGAGTTGTGGCCGGAGTGTGCTTTGATACTTAACTATCTGGCCTCCTTCCTTCAATTGCTTAGCCAGAATGGTAGCGTATTTTTCAAGCTCGCTTTGAGTGATACCATCTACTCTTGGAGCGTGATAGGTTCTATGCTCTCCCGGAGTCCAATATTTCCAAGTAATAACTTCTTTCTTAACCGGAGTAAGATCATTGCCGCTCTTATCCGTTCCGGTACATACTACATGTGAATAAGAACCATCTATTGAGCGAGATATTGAGTTAGAGAATACATCATTCTTACCGTGAAAAACATAGTTTCCTTTAGGGAGATAATCACTCCGGAACTCTTCAAAGCCGCATATAATAGTTCCATCATAGAGTTCTTCAATATCCCAGAACTTATCCTGTAAAACATCCGATAACAGGTCGGATATTATCTGCAGAGCTTTCATTCCTGTATCAGTAGCAGATACATCAAATGCAACCTGCTGAGTGCCAAGCGGATCTATTTCATATTTGGTTATTCCAAAGGTTTCAAATATATCGATGAGTACTTCTATAGCCGTTCCGGAAAAGCTTATATTTTGATCAAAGCTTTGGCTATTGAGAGCATATCCAACTGTATTTCTTCCCGTTAAAGATATTGTAGCTCTACCATACCTCCAATTAACCTCATCTAAGTATCCGGTTAACAGAGTATTTATCATGGATTTGCCATAAGCTACACCAAGAGTGAGCTTGGATGACGGAACAAACAAGGATGATACTTTGGTAAAGAGAGAATCTTGTATGTTCTTTATGTTTCCGGATACTTGAGCTATAGGATTGTCGGATTGCATTACAACATTCATCTCTTCTACTAGTTCGGATACATCTCTCTCATAATCATACCGGAATAGATACAAGGTATCATGAGAAGATGTTCTCCGAAGTCCAATCATATATAAGGATCCTGTAGCGGGGTGATCTCCCTTGAGGAATAAATAATCCGTGCTTTCAAGCTCTTCTTCTTCGGATAACTCTAAATCTTCCCAATGGCCATCCGGAACATATCCAGATTTGTACTTTAGTCCATCATCCGGATATATCACTTCGGCTGCCGTATCATAGAAGTGGAAGCTAGCTCCGGTTTCATCCGCCGTGTTGTTGATAAGCTGAGCTTCTTTCCATATATAGGGTCTAGGTGTAGTAGCCATAAATTATTCTCCTTGATATTCTCCGAAGGTGAATGTTATACTTACATCTAATACATGATCTGAATCTTTAGTTATATAATCTGTATCATAATCTATAGTAATTACATCACCATTAGCAGGGGGGTTAGTAAATACAATGTTATATCCATCATAGTCTGTAACCCTTTGTCTGTTAGTATATGCCGAACCCTTATAGTACTTAGAACTCTTTTGAGCATTTGTGAGGTTTCCATCTACGCTTGTCCAGTTTTCATAATCATCTGATATCGATCCTGTCCAAGCAGTCATGCCCATGCCTAAAGGAGATAATCTATTTTCCCAAGTTACATTAGCATCTTTTCCGTTGCTTGAAGCCTGATTCATCTCTTGAGCGTTATAAATTACTCCATCTATTTTCTTTACTTCGGTAAAATATGGAGTCCAACGCTCATCATTGCGACCCCCATAAAGATATGCAAAATCACTAACCGGAGCTTTCAAAACCTGTACATCCTGTGTTTGTATACCATTTACATACACCTTAGCATTTTCAGGACAATCAAATTTAGTCCTAAATTTAAGAGTAGTTCCATCTCCTGTTCCAACGGATTCTCCAGTAACTGAACTTTTAGAGGGATTATCAAATGTAAATCGATCTCCTCTACTGTTATAAATGGTTAATCTCTTCATGGAGTTGGTAAGATAACCACTAATATTTCCAGACTCATTTTTGGGATTCATCTGACCCACAGGTACTTGGGGGAATGTCATGGTAAGAGTTTTATTGGCTATATTTCCAACAACACTAGGATCTGGTCCATCATAAGAAAAATTCTGTTCTCTATAAATAGCTTGATTATCATAGTACCAAAGATAAAATGCATCTCCGTACACATATAAATACCATGTATAATAATATAATCTTCCGGATAAACCTGAAAGTAAAGCTGCAAAATTTCCACCCTCCCAACCGGGACCCGTACGCTCAGTTTCCGGATTGGATAAAATCAATGATAAATTACTTAATGTAGTGCTGTAATGAACATATACTGTACTGTAGATGTTAATAATATCCGTATTGGTATGATGTATAGATATGGGATTTCCATTCATATCCTGCAAGACACTATGGGTTGTGATCAATGTACCGTTAGGAGATAATCCTACTTCACTAAGAATATTATCTACATACTCTGTGTTAGATATGGTTATACTTCTAGAAAAAGTTATCACCTCATGCTCTCTATCAATAACCATCGAAGGTGTACTTGCAGATTTAGATCCTACCTTTGAAAACAAAGCAGTATCAGTAGCGGAGGGAGTTCCTGTTCCGGAACCAAAAACTATTTGTCTACCATACCCTTCAACAGGACCGGAGGTATTATTTTGTCCTGCTAAATAATTGTATATGGTATTACATACTACATTATAACCCCTAGCTCTTTGTATGATTTCACCTGTTTTAGCATCTACAACTTCAACATCGAAACGATTATGTATACCTATCTCACACTTTTCATATTTTCTACCCATCACAGTCCTCCTTTATAGATCATGTATGTTAGTTAAAACCAAACTTGCATCTACTGTAGCAGTAATATGTTCTTCATTAAGTTTTCCGGAAGAATATGTTATTTCCGTTAAAATTATATCAGATTCTACTGTACACTGTATATGTTCAACTTGGTTTTGATGTCCTTTCCAAGTTAATCCGGATGGAGTAAAAGGTTCATTAAAAGGAGAAGTAGGTCCCCCCACTCCTTGTAAACCTCCTAAACCATCATATATAACATTAACATTTCCGATAGCATTAGATATATTAGGAACATTCGGGGTTAAAATTAACATCCTTTTTTGAGTGCTATTCCGGATAGAGATCTTTCGTAACTTAGGAGTTATATATGAATCATCCGTAGAGAGTTGGGCTTTTACATATAATGTACATGCCCCACTGGGTAAATCTTTAATTTTGCCTCCATTAGAATTGATTCTGGAGTAAGATCCGTTGTTGACCTTGGTAAACATCTTTACATCTGTTCCGGAAGGAATCACAGCATCCCAGTATAAGGAGTCTCCCTCTCCTCCTATATAATCGGATAAAATAAATGTTGCTGTTCCGGATGTCTTATATGGAGATACCGTGGGTCTATCCGTTCCTACACTCCATCCTGTACCATTAACGGGATCTGTTGGAGTAAAAGTATACTCACAGGGAACTCCTGCACTAACCGGATAACTTAAAGTCTGTGAGCCACAAACCAGTTGTTTTGTTCCATCAAAACTGGATGTAGGGACTTTGAAGAAATTGAGTAAAATTTGCCCCGTATCAAATAAGAACACATCGAAGTATTGTTGATATGAATCAACTCTTTCATAAGATGATGAGTAAGCCGATGTACCTTTCCATGTGAACTTAAAAAACTTAGCTATTCCAATCATTCCGGATTCTTTATACTCATCCCAAACAGCACAATCTCTTCTGTTAACTCTTAGTTGTTCACTAGAAGTTCCAAAGCCCAACCATGAATTACCACTAGAATAAATATTGCTTACTAGTACATTATTGAACTTAAACCAATCTATTTCTGTAGCATAAGTACTAGTGCTATCATCGTTTCTAGAGTGGTTCCTTAATACCGTCATATTAGTAATTCCGGCATCAATAGCCTCTTGTATGGTTGAATAATTAGCCATTTATATCAGCCTCCAATGTTATAACTCCGCCTGTATAGCTTGTATTATCTAAAACACCATCTCCTAGAACTATAATACTTCCGTCCACCGGATCTATACTAGCAATACTTCTAGTAGTATTAACTAAAGTACCTTCAGGTACATAATTATATTCATGTAAAGCCAATGAGAAGTTAGAGATCATTCCGGATACATCGGCATTGGTGATATCTTCTGTAAAATAAACTGTAATACGTTCTCCCGCCGCATCGTTTGTAGCACGTAAGAAAGTGGGGGGATCAATTTGAGGGGGATTAAGATTTTCCGGAACAAAATCAACTGTGAAAGAATTAGTTTGTACTGCAGGAGACATCAATCCCCCAGAACTAGGTTTAGTATAAGTAAGAGTTACATAATCTGCTAAGCCTGCAAGGTTAAAATCATTGAAAACTAAAGTTAACGTTCTGCCATACCCATTGTTGCTTATAGAATATCCTTCACAAGTATAATTTACTCCCCTAGTATCACTAAGTACAAACAAAGAAGTAATATTTTCATTCGAATGTACCGGATAATCAAATACTACTTTTATCGTAGTACCCCAATCTTGTTCTACCTCAACGTTATATATATTTTGTACTTGGACCGAAAAACCATATAATAACTCTATCTCTGAAGTTATACCGAGATCAATGTGTTCAATAAACCTAGTACTGAATCTTTCTATGCCTGTTAATTTTGCACTAAATCCAGTTATTCCAAATGTCAAATGCTCCTGTCCCCTAGTACCGATACCCTCAGTATATGTGATTAACTGGTAGAGTTTTCCGGATTGAGTAAGAACCTGAACTCCTACTCTATAATCCCATGTATTAAAAGCATCAATCTTAATTATTGTTTCATCGGGTATAGTTAAACTTACCTGTTCTGCGTCATACCAGATACCTTCAATACATTGGCGGTAGTAAAGTACTCCCCCCATGAGAAAGAATACTGTTAAGCCCAGATCCCAACCACCATATTTAGCAGAGGGACCTCTTACTGCACTCACATTCGTTACATTTTCCAGAGCTAAGATTTCATCCTGTATAACCCCACCAAGCATAAGGTAGTGAAGTGCTCCGTCCGGATCTACGTAAAATATATAGGGATATTCTCCAATGGATACGAACTCGGCATATCCTCGGGCATTCTCTATTACCTCTGAATTAAAAGCTATAGCACAAGCTATAGCATCTTTTCCGGTACTTATACCAGTCCAAGACATCTCCGTGATGTTCTCTCTGTCATAAGTCCATCGAACATTGAGTTTTCCGTTCCGGATATAAGCAACCCATATCTTAGAATTCTCTCCCTTGAATCTAGGGTGTTGTACCGCCACATCGGCATCCGTGATGGTGTTTGGATCGGTTCTACGAACTCTTACCTTTTCAGTAAGATCCATGTTATCAAGAATAGTATGAGCTCTGGCTATTCTTAAGGAAACATAAGGATCCGCATCAGCCGCGATAGTCTGATTGGTTTGAGCTGATTTTGTGATTATATCACTACTAAAGCTTCTCATCCTTTATCTCCTTATCAGTGTGAATTTACCAACGCCATGTCCATCAATCCATTCTTTCCACTTCACTGCTTTTTCTTCAATATATCCGGTTATTTCTGTCTCATTCCGATCAATGAGAGTAACTATTGATCCATCATTGCAGGCATCATCTACTCTTTCTCGATCTTCCGGAGTAGCACAATAGCAATCTACATCATATCTCATGATCGGGTATCCGGTATTTTGAATATAAGTAGTGCCGTCTAAAGCCGTATTTATGACCTTTTGAGCCGTCGGCTTCTTAGCGATATTAAGTAATACACCTGTTACTGTACTGCCTATTTTTAGCTCCATAGCTGCCATTTATGCCAACCTCGCTTGTCTACTTAAAATGTGTGTTAACATTTCTTCAATTACGTACTCCGAAGCCGCTACAAATTCTCCCTGATTGTTTACACCCTCAATCCTTACTGTGCCAGTATGATTTACAGTGTTTGTTCCGGAAGAAGTTATGCCGAGATCCGTATCAAGGATGTTATCAAAATCAAAGCTCTTGGCAATTTGATCAGTTACTAAGTCTTCATTATCCTTTATACCCTGAGCAAAGAGCTTCATCATATCCGGAGCATAAGTATGGAAGTTTGAAAGAGGTCCTTTTTCCGGTTCAGAGAAGCCTAAGAAATCAGCTATGCCTCCAGCAATGCTCTTTACACCATCCCAAAGCTTTCCAACACCAGAGAAGATACCACTAACGAAGTTACTTATAAGGTCAGCACCCCAACTAAATGCACTACCCACTGCTTCTTTCAGACCTTCCCAAACCTTACCAATCATTTCTCCGCCGATTTCTACTAATTTTCCGAATCCGGAAAAAATACCTTCTACCAGTTTGAATACAATCTCTAACCCTACTTCTAAGAGCTTAGGAATAGCTTTAATGATAGCCATAACCAGAGAGATGATGATCTCAGGTCCTTTTTCAATGAGCTTAGGTAAAGCATTTACGATACCATCTACCAAGCCCATAATGATGTTTACACCTGCATCAATAATCTTATCCAGATTATTTAATAAGGTATCTACTATCTGGATAATAACATCTACTATAGCGGGTATTAAATCCGGAAGAGCCTCCCCTATACCATTGGCAAGAGTAACTATGATCTCTATAGCTACTTCACCAATCTCCGGAAGCATATCAATGATGGCTTTACCAAGAGCTTTGATTGCTTCCATCATTGCACTGAGTAATACCGGAAGATTATCAAGTATCCCCTTGGCCAAAGCATTAACCAATGTTACTGCACCCTTCAATAAGCCGGGTAAAACGCTCGATATGAGCTTTGGAATATGCTTACCTATAATTGGACCAGCTTTCTCAACAAACTCTCCTATGCCCTCCATTACGGTCTCTATGCGGGGTATTAACTGATTGAGCAATCCTTCTCCGGATTTCTGACCAAGAAGTGAGTTGATCAATCCATTCATTGCTTCGCTTAAACCTTCACCCCTACCAATAGCGGTGATAACATTTTGCCATGCTGCTTTAGTTGCATTAGCAGCACCCTCAATGGTAGTCATGGCCTCCTTGTTAGTTGTTCCGGCAACGTTCTGAGCTTCCTGAACACTCTGGATAGCCTGTACAACATCTGCAAAAGAGTTTATGGATAAATCAGCACTCTGTCCAATTGATTTTCGGTATTCATTAGCATCTTTGATCAACCTCTCCATCTCAGTTTTGGTACCACCATAACCAAGTTTGAGGTTATCCAGCATTGTGTAATTCTGTTTAGCAAATCCTTGGAATGCACTCTGGACGCTGGACATGTCCGATCCGAATACATTCACATTATCCGACATAGCCCGCATAGCTACATCGGTTAAATCGGCTGCCTTGTCTACATCTCCTCCAAGAGAGTTGATTAAGGCTGCACTAAAAGACGTAGCCGTTTCCATATAGTCGTTAGCAGACATACCGGATGTTTTATAAGCTTGGTCTGCATACTTCTGTAATTTATCGGCTGCGTCTCCGTATAATTTTTCAACACCACCAACTAACTGTTCATAGTTGGCATAAGCACTTACCGCTTTAGCACCGAATGCCCCCACTGCCGTGGCTGCTGCACCTATTGCTACAGCTCCGGCTTTGAACGCAGTGCCCAATCCGGATCCAAACTTGCTAGCTTTACCCTTAGCATCATCCAGACCCTGATCATATTCACTACTGTCTAAAGTTAATCTGGCGTATAAATCAAATAGATCCATTGAGCTTTCTCCTTATATTGTTGATGATCTCTTCCGGAGTTCTATTCTCTACTTTAGTGGGCTTAGTGTTCAACAAATCCTGATATCTTTTATTGAGATTTCCAATCACTTTCAAGGAGTCCGTTACGTATATGCGATACATCCTGTCTTCATAGTATAAATTCAATTTAGACAGGACATATCGCAGGAATGGAATTATTCTTCTATAGCCTCTGTATTCTCCGTAGCAGAGCCAGAAGAGGCTAATTCCGTAGTCTGACTCCGCAATCCGAAAAGGCCTGCAACATCCGGATCGTTAATGAAATCCATCACCATTACAGGAAGAGTCAGAATACTGGGTTCGTATGTTTCCGGATTCTCACCGTTTATGAGAGCCAGAATGGTTAACACATCCTTTTGATGGTTCTTAAGGAGATATTTAACTATGTCCAATTTATTGGACTCATTCCTCATTTCTTTAAGCTTCTCATCCTGTAATAACTCTTTGATGGGGTCAATAAGATCCGCTAAGACCTCTAAGGCTCTTTCGCCCTTAATTTCGGAAAGCTTCATTCATTATACCTCCGTTGCTGTAGCTATGATCTCAATGTTACCGGATACCGAAGCAATATTGATGTCTCCGGCATCATAAGCCGTTGCGGTGATATCTTCTCCACCCATAAGGACGATAACATTACCAAGGGTGTATCCCTGATTTGCGGTTAACTCTGCCTCAAAAGCATCTCCGGATTCAACCGAGTTCTCGGTAAAGCTAGATGTTACATTGATCAGCTTCTGGAGAACGGTGTAGACACTTACTTCACTCGGATCAATGGAGTAAATCACCATAGGCATGGTCTCCTGATCATTGATTGATACGTGTCCCGTGAGTGTTACGGCTACCTGTCCTTTGCCAGCTTTTGTAGTCTGAAGCGAGAATCCGGAAGTAGAAAGAGCATTGATAAGGCGAATAGCAACGCATCCACCATCAGCTCTATCTCCAACCCACCAAACATCGGAGAAATCCGTCTGTTTAAGATCTTTGCGGGGAGTGATTGCTCCGGTCTCCGCGTTAACATCTGCTGCACCAAGAGCAAGGCGAATGCTTTCCTTGGATGTTCCGATAGAAGTGAACGCCATTGTTGCTTCCCATGAATCCAGATGTTTGAGCTCCTTCATGTTAACCGGACAATTGTCAACGTCTTCTCCAAGATCCGAATAAGTGGGTACGCAGCTGGGGTTAATACCACCAGTTGTAGCACAGATGATATCTTCATCCAGTACAGCGGGAATTGCCGGATTAAATCTCTTTAAAAGTACACCCGCATCCAGCTGTAAACCTTCGAAGGTGTCCTGAGGGATAACTGTAAATCTTCCCATTTTTTCTCCTCCTTTTTTCAATATGCGGTTAAAAATTCAGCCTGTACATTGAGATATATCCTCTTGATGTCCTTTTCAGGATCGCTCATTCTCTGAGCAAAAGGTGAACCTTTTACAAACCAAACATAACCGTTGTCTAGTTTCATTGAATAATACCCATGTTCTCCAATAGCTTTAGCTATCTCTTCCGATTTCAATGAAATTCTTTCCCAAGAAGTATTTCTATCCCAGATAGAAGCACTTAACATTACCACGTTGTTCAATGAATCCGTGATGTTTGTATAAGTGATGTAAGGAAAAGGAAGTGGAACTAACCTTCCCTGATTATCCGGTATCTTTTCCGGAACGGAATTTTCATCAAATGCCGGAATACCAAACATGTTCCAAAATTCATTCAAGGCTTGAGATTTGTTCATAAGTATTATACCATACCTCTCATGCTTTGTGAATGTAACTCATGCCGGAAGTTCATATTCCTCGGCAGTTACTTGCCTCATATTCAGATTAGCTTTATCCGGAGTAGCATTGTCATCGCCATCGGATTTGACTCTGAATATTTTGCCATCTTTGTTCCTTCTAAATACATCATGATACTGCAGGTTTATATTTTTCTTGGTTGTAATTGTGTATAAAGCAGTCACTCCGGCTGCTTCCGCCGCTCTTGCTTCAATAGAATTATCGAAAACAATAGCACATTGGAAAGGGGCTCCGTCTACCCAAGTAGTAACATAACCCCCGTATCCATCCGGTCTTGTCTGTTTATCCAGCATTGTGCATGTTTCCATAGCATCGGATAATAAACTCATATCTTCCTCCATTTATTCAGCTTAGAAGCAAATGCTGATTGCCATGTAACTGCTCCGTTTCCGGAACTATCATTTGAACCAGAACCTTTAGTGTAGGAATATCCCCCAAAAGATTCACTGGCAAACGGAGACATAGCCTCTGAATCAACTCCCCCGTACTTGTTATTCCAAGCAATTATCTCTTCCGAAAGAGCTATAAAATCTCTGGGAATAGCCATAAGTGTCACAGATCCAACGAAGGCTTCATCTACCAAACCAGTCTCAGAACCGTACTTGTATATCCCATCATTAAAGATAGAACCACATATTCGGTAGTATTGATTTGTTTTGATAATCTGGTTGAAGTCTGTATCTACTATATGACCATCACGGATTTCAAATGCTCCATGGAGATGGGGTTGATCTCTATCAAACCAATTCTTCAACTCTCTGCAAAGATCAATTAGCATTCTTCTTTTTACCGCCTTTTTTAGGTTTTTTAGGAACTTCTACGGAAGCTTCTTCCGGTATATCCGGAATGTCTTTGGCTATCATAGGTTTTCTCCTACGATTCTTATCGGTAGATAATTCTTCAAGTCTTTCCGGAGACACTTTATACCCATCGCGGGGGAATTTATCCCCCGCGTGGTATCTATAGTTGTCGTCTTGAAGATCCGTAAAGCTTACGATTGCTTTGTATGCCATAATCAAACTCCATCTTCAAGTGTTAAACCACTCAGGCCGAAGTACTGAATGTTCTTATGACCACTTGCATCTTCCTGAACGGTCTTGATCTTCTGGTTCTTAATGTCGGTAACCTTAAATACTGCATCCTGATCGCTATCAAGAGTCTGGAGAGCCATTCCGCTTGCGCTAGGAACAATTCCGACCTTAACATTTGCATAGGTGAGACCAGATGCGAAGTTACTAAATTTAAGGGCTAAGAAATAGCCATCTCCGGCAAGAGGACCACTAGGTGAAAGTCCGCCCTCCATAAAGTTCAGCGTACCTGTGATCTCACCACCGCTTACAGTAACATCACTCTGGAAATCCGAAGGCTTCTTATCTGTCCAAGGATAGGTCTGTGAAGGTGTATCGGCCGCTACAGTGAGATCAGTCAGAAAAGAATCATCGATGTCGACAATTGCGACACCATCGGCATACTCGAACCAGAGAGTCATGCCCATGAGAGCAAAGCTCTCACCAACTGCTGTTCCGTAATTACCCTGTGCGTGGAAACCAATGAGATTGGTATCGCCGTCAGTAGTATAAACAAGACCGAGGCGAGTAAACTCAGTCGAAGGATCAGCGTAGTAAAGAACAAGATTGTCGGAAGGAATGGCAATTACCTTTCCGGATTCGATCTCGGATGAAAGGATCATTGTCTGTGCGCCAAGGAAATCCTTAACGTACTCAATTCCGAAAAGGCTCTGGATTGAAATATTTGCACCACCGAGATATGCGTATGCGTCAAGGGTATTTACGAATACGATGACTGAACTGATGTTCTTATGTATCTTCTTAAACTTATCACGAACCTTGCCGATAGCCATCGAAACAGCCATCTGGAATGTACCGTAAGCACCAGTCATCGCGTATGCATCGCTAGTAAGTGTGTTGTAGAAGTTGTCCATAACAACGGTCTGCAGTTCATTAAGAAATGCATCATCCGTCTTCTCAACCGCAACTTCAACGCCATACTTATCAACGTCCTCCACCGGAACTGCCTTAGCATACTTCTTGAGTGAAAGATCCTGATAACCAACCTGTGTAACGGTGGCCTTGCTGTAAGGAATAACGTTGCCGGGATTAACATCACCGGACTCAAGATCAACCTTAGCGGTATAAGACTTAAGCTGTGTGCCCGCCTGCTTCTTGATCGGTCTCATAATACCGAGAATTTCCTGAAGAGCCTGCCAGTTCTTGCCGAATCTGGTCACGAAATCGAGCTCTCTTGCCGTGACACTAGTATACACATTCGGTAAACTGTCACGGGGATTAGTCAAAGTTTCAACATTTACTGCTGACATAATCAAATTCCTCCTTGTTTGATTAGATCCGCCCAAGCCTTCTGTCGCTCGGTCGTATCTTTAATTTTCATAATTTCTTCCTTTGTTTTCACTGCACTGCCTTCTCCGGAAGGAGGAGTAGCAGTAGCTGCACCTTGTGTCCCGCTCTTCACAATGAAGTCTGCCCACTCTTCCGAAAGAGATTTCTTGAGATCTTCCACACCTTCGATCTTACCGTCTTTATCCAACTTAATCTTCTCCAGATCAACCAGCTTAGCAACCGCATCTATCCTCTTATCGGCAATGCCGATTTCCTTAAGAAGTGCCTTGTAAGCGGATCTCTTGTCAGTGTTGGATTTCTCCGTCTGGATCTCCTTCTTGTAGTTGTCGAAGTCTTCTTTAAGAGCATCATACTTCACCTTGAAAGAATCTTCCTTACCGTAGTCCTTGAGCTTTTCATTTGCCTTGTCCAGCTCTTCTTTGGTTTTGGTATACTTCTCAGCGTCAATCCGGAACTTTTCTCTCTCTTCTTTGAGAGCTTCCACCGTCTCGCTGTGAGCGCCGATGATCTCATCAATCTTATCAGCTTCGATACCGAGTGTTGCTAAAAACTTCCTTGTAAGTGCCATAATACAATCTCCTTTTCTTCGGGGGCTATACTTTGCCCTTTGATTTCACCTTTATTATATGGGATTCTAGGCAAAAAATAAATATCTAAAGTTTTTTATAAAAAATCCTTTACAAGTCGAAGTTTATCGTTTATAATGTATACATAATAAATAACAAGGAGGCCAAAAAACATGGCATACACCAAAAAGGAAATGAAAAAAGCAATGGAAGAAATTAAAAAGGACATTATCAAAAGCTTTATCAAAGTTTACGGATTTGCTCCCACTGCTAAATCAATTACTCCAATGGAAAGTTCAGCCTACGGAAACGTTTACACATCATTAGCATTCACGGTACGGGGCATCGGTTATAGCTATAAACTCGGGGAAGAGGTAGAAAGAGCTACAGCATACGATCTTTAATATATCCGGTGAGGCGATAACACCACAACACCATTATAATAAGGAGGAAATAACATGAACGACACATTAAAACAGGCACAGGAAAACTTAGAAGAATTATTCCGGATATTCAATGACCACTTCTATTCCGGAGAACTGGAAACACCTATTATTTCCATCCAGCAGGATCCCAGAAACTCATCCTACGGCTGGTGCACAACATACAAAGCATGGTCTACTACAGATAATCAGGAATTCTACGAAATCAATATTTGTGCGGAGTATCTTAACAGAGATCTCTCTGGAATATCCGGAACTCTCTTACATGAGATGGCTCACCTCTACAATATATCCCACGACATCAAGGATTGTAACGGAAAAAGACACAACATCAAATTTAAGAAGACGGCAGAAGAACATGGACTGATCATAGAGAAGAACCGCTATGGATGGAGTGAAACATCACTCAATCCGGAAACTCAGGAATTCATCAAGGACATGGAATATTCCTTTAATATATCCCGCAGGCCCAAGCCCAAGAAAGCAAGGAAAGCTAAGAAGCCTACATACAAATACATCTGCCCCTGTTGCGGAGCTAAGGTTACATCAAAGATGGTACTTAACATCCAGTGCATGGATTGTGAATACATTATGGAGATGGCATAAGCCATCTCCGGACATTATAATAAAGGAGGAAATATAATGATTCATTGGACGGACGAAGAAGTTGAGGATTGGGCAAAGTGTTATTCAGAAACCGGAGATGCACTCATGGTAATGGAAAACAACTTACAGGTATCACACAGCACACTCTGGTGGTGCTTCCGGCACAGGCTGGAAAACATCAATCATGAGCTATATAATAAGGTGATTATCAAACTTGGAAGATTCAAGAAAGGAGGTAAATAATATGGCAAAGTATTCATTAGTGGGACAGGACGGTAACGCATTCAACCTCATGGGGTACACGGCAAGAGCATTAAAGAGAGAAGGCCTCAGGGATTTAGTTCCCCAGATGCAGAAGGAAGCTACATCCGGAGACTACAACAATCTCATCTGTGTATGTGATAGTTATCTCGATAAGGCTAATGAAGCAGCCGGAGACACTGAAGAAGATTAAATCCGGATACACAACAAAAAAGAGGGAGGTAACTCCCTCTTTTTAAGCCGAAAATAAGCTCATTTAAGGCCCTTTTCTATTATACCCTTATAATCCCCTGAGTACTTACTTATAGCGTTCCTTAAGAACGGTCTAGCGGCCATCTTATGCGTTCCTAACTCTACATAAGGAGCATATTCAACATTAGTACCAATATAAACGTCGTTTCCGGATACCGCATGAGAGATTGATCCACGAAGTCTTCCGGTATCTACCGCCTTCATCTGAGTTATTTCATCTACAGCATTACCCTCAGCCTCTATACCCACAGCTTCTAATATAACCGGAATACGAGCTTCCAGCTCTTCTTTACATAATCCGGAATGATCATCGATTCTCAGATCGCTCATTTCTTTTTTTCACCTCATCTCCCATGGTTCTGATCTCACCTATCTTCTTACCGTTCTTCCAAACCTCTAATAATCCGGTTTTTTTATTACGTATGAATTTAACCACTGCTTACTTTCCTCCTTTGAAAATAACCTTAGTACGATTCAAAATGATGGTATCAGCTTCGGATGTACCATGATTAGTTCTAATAGCATCATAACCTTTCATTGCTCCATAAGATCCTATGTTCATTTCCTTTAATTCCTTACCTCGCTTTACCATTTTATCTACCCCTGACAAATCAAGCTTTTCAATAGCTTTATCATATCCTTTATACCAATCATCTACCGATAATTTATCCAATTCCTTTGCAATACCATCAATTCTCTTTAGTCGTTCATAGGAAAAGATATCAGTACTATGTGACATTTCTGCCCTATAATCCGACCAAAGATATGCTAACTCCTCATCGCTAAACCCGGATTCTTTGATAGTATTGCCTATCGCCCAGAATTTATTTCCTTCATGTATTTGCATCTTCTCAAGATCATCATAATCAATTATTTTTGCACTACTATCGAGCGTAAATGTTTCTATCGTATGCACAGATTGTTCACCGGAGTACAGTATATTTTGCTTTTGATAATCTGACATTTCTTTCTTTATCTTATCATTGAGATCTCCATCATAGTTAGCGGCACAATACATTCCCTGTCCATAAGCCGCTCCACCAGTAGAACAATCAACATACCACTTCCCATTATAAAGTTGATCTCTATAGGCATCGAGTGTTTCTTGATCTGGCGCAGAATAAGTCCTCTGAGCAATGAAATTGCTTTCTTGTACATATTTGTCAAATTCTTCCGGATTCACTACTCTCGGTAGACCATCAAAACCTTGTGCATTTATCACATCTTCGATTTCAAAGTCAAATTCATCCGGTCTTCTTTCCCATGTCTCCGATAGGTCTTTACCCTGTACAACATTTGTTTCTTCCGGAACTTCTTCAGCTTCATCCGGAACTTCTGTTTTCTTATTCCAATTGAAGCCCTGTACCCTAGCTCTAATACTACACCTACAATTGTATACGTTAGCAGGATCCGCCGTGGGATCTCCCGGGAACATGATCTCTCCGTATTCATTCACCCACGGCTCATCTATAGCTACTGCTACATGATCCAGATCAGCATGCCAAGCTCGAGTTCTTTCATCTCTAGTAGCAACCCATTCACGGGTCATGATAACTCCATCACTCTGTGCCTTCTTAAAACTATCCTGCCTGCCTTTGTTCTCCGCAGCAGTAGTCATAGTCCTCGCATTCCGGATAGCCGATGTCTTATTCATACCCACAACGGTCATCAATCTATTAGCCATCTTTGGAATGTTCTCTCCTTGAAGGATACCCTGTACCATTTGTGAGTTGATCTGCTTCTCATTCCAAGCAATATCCTTCTTTGGATCAATCTTCTTAGTGGGAAGTAGAGTCTTATCCGTAGTAGCCAGCTCCTTAACCGCTTCTTCATTTACCAAAGAGAAGTTGTATCCGGATATTTTCTCATTGCCAAAAGCGTTGTAATTCACTGTATAGATGTTAGCCAAATTACCATTCAGGTAATTTACTGCTACCTCATTCACATGTGATATTTTGGCAGCTACCTCATCCCGCATCTCCTTAAAACGCTGATTGTTGATGGTGATATTCTGCGCTGTCCGGTTATATACTGCTCTAGCATCAGATATGGCCTTGCTATCACCGGATTTTAGAGCCGCCTGAAGATCATCATAGGCCTTGTCTAATTTCGGCTTATGTGATTTCATGAAGGCATCCCACTTCTTGGATATATCATCGTAAGCTTCATTATATATTTTACTTACGTGTTTCTCCATCTGCTGGAGCTTCTTGTCCGTCTTCCTTCTCGCCTGATCCACCATTCTCTACTCCTTCTTCCGGAACAAACCTGTTAGCTTCCTCCTCATTCACTCTATCCAGAATATCTTCGATCTCATCCGGACTTATGAAAGGCAGGTGCTTGAGTACAGTCTCATTATCCAGATATTGTGCAGCAGCCATAATCATGGTAGTCTCCTCGGTCTGGTTCACAATGGTTGAACGCTTGAATGTAGGATCATCATCAACGCCCACCATCTCGAGGATACCTTGTATGAATTCGATAACACAGTACTCAAAGTCATCCGTCTTGTTATTGAGCGGCTCATAAGAAGCACGGATAGCAGTAGCTACCGTATTTCCTGTAGCTATAGCCTCAGTATCCAGAGCCATTGCATCCTTGTAAAGGTCTTTCTCCAGCAACCGGAGATATGTCTCTCTTGCCGTTACCGGAACATCGATCGTATGAGCTTCTACATTCACTCCCGCGTCTCCATCAACCGTAGTAGCATGGATTGTTTTCATCCTCTGTATAAACTCTGCTAAGTCTACGTCATCCATACCACCCGCATTAGTGATAGTCCAATAAATGAGACTTGCATCATCTACGTCATTTGCAAATCCGGATTCGATCAAATCATAGCAATCAATCTTCCTCTGCCAAGCTTTAATCCTGCACACATGATCCTGATTTCCCCAAAGAGGAACGATAGGAAAGCCGGGATAGTTCTCTCCATCATACACCTCAGCCCCATCGGCTTCAGTATACCGGAACTTGAGCTTGTAAGGACGCTTCTCCTTATACACCTGAAGACCAGAGTCATCTTTTCTCCGGATGTATTCAGTATAACCATCCAGTTCATAGAGTGTAGCACGAAGAGGCTTGTTTTCATCAATTTGCCAGAACCGGATTCCTGCTTTCATAGCTCCATCTTCTTCATCATATAATGGAGCAAATTCAAGGAATTCAAATACTTCTACATGATCTAAGTTCCAGAATCCGAAAGCCTCTCCTTGAGTAAGTGCAGCTTTTCCGGCTTTCTGAAGCTGCGTATCAAACGCCTTCTTCTTAGTTCCAAGCTTCTTTTTAAGGTTGGAGTCATTGAATGTAACCCCATTACCAAGAAGGTATTGATTCTCCTGTACATTGAAGCGATTGTAATAATTGCTGGGAAGCTTATAGTTGGCAGCGAAATAATCCGGAATAGCTCTACCTGTTACCGTATAAATCAGCTTTCTATAAGCATTGATGGTAGTGTTTTCCTGCAGGTCATAGTCTTTACCTATACTAGCCCACCGATAAGCCTCACTCCCTTTATGATCCGATATAGCCGATAAAATGAATTCCTTCAGCTTATCCGGATTATCAACTACCTGTAACAGATCCTGATAGGTTTTCATTGGATACCTCCTTTAATAGAATAAATATTTGCTCATATCTACATTCTCCTTGGGTTTCTTCACCCATAATTTCCTTATTAAAGATGCGAGACTATCCGGACAATCATCATGTTCTGCATTCTCGTTGTAGTCACAAATCTGGTTGACATAATCCGGATCAGTGCCTTGAACAAACACAACGTCCTTCCATACCGCTTTAAGATAAGAAGTGATTTTTAGAAACTTATTCATGTTCTCATGATAGACAACAACTCTTTCGCCTTTTTTCCGGAGATCCTTCCCAAGATAGCCCTTATCTCCGTTATCCTCACAATAGATTCTTCCGGCATTGAATTGTTTCCGGATAGAAATGATTTTATCTTCTACATCATCTACGTGTTTTCTCCAGCATTTACCAAGAACATAGTATTTCTCTCCTTGTCTCTTCACAATGGTAAATGCCGTCCAGTCTTCTCCGCCATAAGCAGCATCAATATGAGCTTCTCCTTGTTCAACCAGAGCCGGATCAGCACCTGTAGCAGGATCCCAGAAGATGATATCCTCAGCAGCAATATGACGAAGCTCATAGTTAGCAGCAAACAGAGAAGCCAACATAGAGCTCTTGATTGTCTCCAATTCTTCTTTGGATATAAGTCCGGTTTGATAACAGTCGTATTTTTCCGGTTCAGGCATAAGAGAAAAACAATCTTCTTTGTGCCAAGGAGTACCCGTATTGAAGATTCTTCCTCCACGGTTCTTGATATTCTGAAGCTCTTGGTAGATGATTTTAGTATGATCTCTCTCCGCTTTACTTATCCGGTCTTGTACATTGACTATGTCATCCGTGAATATTATGTCGAAATGTTTTCCGGTTAGTGATGATCCAACCCCCATACCAACTAATTGAGCAGAGCCTTTGACAATCGTAGTCAGATTAGTGCTTACCTCAGTAGCACTGGCCACCGTTAGTTTGCATTGTATTCCGTATATAGCCATCACGAAGACTTGAAAGTGAGGATCTAAAAGGATATTTTGCACCTGTTTCACTATTTCCTTGACATCCGTATCCGTTTTTCTCATGAATAAAATGCGTTTATTCGGAAAAAGAACCATGAGAATAGCCAGAACAATGGAAACACAGGTTGTTTTGTAGGATCCACGGTGAGCTTGGAGGGTTTCATCCTTCTTAGACCGGATCATTTTTACCATCCAACCATTGTGAAGAACTGTTAGTTTGGTAAATCCCAGCATTATTCCCAGCTTATACGGCTGGGTTACCAAGAAATTAACCGCTTTACTCCTGTCCATCATTCACTATTTTCTCCACTTCATCGATGATTGATTGATCAACCTCTGCAACAACGACCTTTTCCACAGGTTTTTCTCCGATTGTGTCTCTTAAAACCTCGAAAGCTTTGGTTACACTTCCGGAATTATTGCCATCGAGAGCTTCTTTTACAAGAGCTAATGAGATCTTTTTCTGAGTATCACCATCAGAAAGGATGGCAAGAAGCTCTTCTCGCAAGGTTTTTCGTGCCTTTCGTACTTCTCCGGAACGTTTTCCTCCTTTAGATTGGATCTTCCTCTGTTCTTCTTTTGATAAAGTATTGAGCGGTCTCATGTTTTTTGGATTTCCTCGTGGCATAAATCTCACCTCCTTTTCCTATATTATAGGAAAAAACTTTGAAAATGTAAATCTGTTACAGAATAAATGAAACGTAACAGACCTGTAACAGCTCTCTACGGCAGTATTTATAAGGGGTTGGAGCAGTTTGTGTTACGTGTTACAAAAAAAATTCCTATATATAA